TCGTGGAGTACACGAAACACATGAAGAATTCTTTTTTGAGAATGGTCAAAGGAAACCAAAACCAAACCCAACAAGACTTATAGAAGATAGATGGGAACGTCCAGAAAAATATAATTGGATTGAACACGCAGAACGAAACGCAATCTATAATGCTGCCAGACATGGAATCAGGCTGAAGGGTGCGAAAGCATATCTAAACTGGATGCCTATTCCATGCACTGACTGTTCTAGAGCACTGATTCAATCTGGAATTGTGGAGATAATTGGACCAAATATTCCATTTCCCGGTCAGGGTGCTGGTGTTCATTATTCTCTTTCACAATCGAATGACATGTTTTATGAGTGTGGAATGAAAGTTAGAATTGTCGAATGGGGGGAAAAATGACACTAAGTGTTGGTATCGTAACTCCAACTACAGGATCTGTAGAACTGGAAAAATGTATACAAAGCGTCCAATCCCAAACCTATACTAATTTGAAGCATTATTTGTTTCTGGATGGAAGCGATGTTAAAGTTAATCTACCATATTCACTAAAATATCCAATTAAAAAAATTTCACTGGAAGAAAACGTTGGTGCTGATGGGTGGTACGGTCACCGCGTTTATGCAGCATGTTCTTTTTTAGTGGATACTGATATTATCATATATCTAGATCAAGACAACTGGATAAAGTCTAAACACGTCGAATCTCTTGTTAATCTTATCGAACAAAAAAATTTGGATTGGGCGTATTGTCTAAGAAAAATATACGATAAAGAAGGGAAGTATATTTGTCGAGATGACTGTGAAAGTTTGGGGATGTGGCCAGCTTGGGTAGGTTCCGATGTTCATCACGTTGATACATCATGTTACGCCGTAAAGCGTGAAGTTGCTGTACAGGTTGGTCATATGTGGTACGCTAAATGGGGAGCCGACCGTAGATTTTTTAGTGTTCTTATGTCAGCATTTAAGAACAATGATTGCACACGAGAATATACTTTGTGTTATCGTCTCGGTGGTAATGAAGGTTCTGCACAAAAACAATTTTTTATGGACGGCAACCTATGGATGCTTAAAAAATATAACGGAGATTTGCCGTGGACACTATGAAAATATCAGTTATTGTTCCTACCATGTGGATGGCTCAACAGTTTTTTGAAAAGATGGCACCTTACATATTACAATCCCCTTATGTTGGGGAATTGATTATCATAGACAATAACATAAAAAACCGACCAAAATGGGATGAGCTTAATCACGAAAAGATTAAGCTTTATGATTTTGGGGAAAATTTATTCTATAACAAAAGTGTGAATATTGGAGCAAAAGAGGCTAAAGAAGGAATCTTATGCTTACTTAATGATGATGTGATATTTGATCCAGAAATATTCAAAGTCATATCATATAATCTAAGCAATGCAGCAGCGAAAGATATTGGGATGGTATATCCAAACCCCAGATATTTCAATAGAGGTGAGGACAATCCAGAACTCATCAAAAAATTGAAATTTGAAGTGTGTCGAGAACTGATTGATGGATATGGCTGCGCCATGTTCGTCAAAAAAGAAAACTACATAGACATACCAGAAGAATTCGTACATCACTTTGGTGATGTTTGGCTACACAATATACAGATAAAAAATAAAAGAGTAAATTGTTGGCTGGACAATTGGGTCGTAGTTACACCGATGCGGGTTACAACTGAAAAGGTGCCTGAAGTTAGACCGGCGATTCTTAACGACTGGAAAATTGCTAATGAAATTTTTCTAAAACATGGGATTCCAATAGAAGACACTAGTAGGGATGTTCCAGTGTTTGAGTCTGGAATTTTACCAAGGTATAGATATGCGAAATAAAGTATTGGTCACTGGTGGTGCTGGATTCATCGGGATAAATTTTGTAAAATATTTAATAGAAAACACAAATAAAAGTGTTATCGTTCTCGATAAAATGGGATATGCTAGTAATCGTGGCGAATTGGATTCTATTGGTGTTCAATATGAAATAATCGATCTTGTTGACAGAACTTCGGTTGAATCTTTTTTCGGAAGACATTCAATAGATGAAATTTTCCATTTTGCTGCAGAAAGTCATGTGGACAATTCAATCAAAGATTGTTCCCCTTTTGTTATGTCAAACGTTGTCGGTACAGTCAATCTTCTGGATATGGCAATTAAACACAGCATTACGAAATTTGTGCATATGTCTACCGATGAGGTATTTGGTCAGGTTTCATATCCAAACAAATTCAATGAGTTTTCTAAAATTTCACCAAGGAATCCATATTCTGCCAGTAAAGCAGCGGCAGAACATTTTGTGATTTCATATGGAAATTGTCATAACTTACCATATATCATCATAAACAGTTCAAACAACTATGGACCTTTTCAGCACAAGGAAAAGCTCATACCATTGGTGATGTCAAAAATTAAAGCGGGGGAAACCATTCCAGTATACGGTAAAGGTAATCAGATCAGAGACTGGATTTACGTTGAAGATGCTTGTGAAGCAATTTTCACCATCTATAAGAAAGGGATGATTAATGGTAGATACTGTATTGGTGGAGATATGGAGATTAGCAATCTAGAGCTGATTAAGAAAATTCTCAAAAAAATGAATGCTTCTGAAAGTCTGATCAGACACGTTCGAGACAGGTCGGGACATGACACTAGATATGCTACAGATATATACAGAGTTCGTGAAGAACTGAATTGGCGACCAAAAACAAACTTGAATGATGGACTGGATAAACTAATTAAGGAAATAATATGTCTATAAAGATTTTTAAACTGTCAACAGGTGAAGAGATTATTGCTGACTTGGTGTCGGTTGATTCGGATTCGTATATTGTTTGCGACACTCTCGCCATAATTCTGAAACCCACTAATGATGGGTTCACCTATGGATTCATTCCTTGGGTTCCTATGGTCGATGGAAATAAGAAATTATCGAAAAACCACGTAATCTTCAGTGAAGATCCGGCAGATGATGCGAAGAATGCCTACGCTGAGATGTTCGGAAAGATTATCCTCCCTGAAAAAAGGTTGATTGTATGACGGTAGTGTAGTATCATGATCTTTAACTATTGAAAATGTGAGGCAAAGTGTACTATACAAATGTTAATGTTATTGGTGATAATATCCTTTTTCGTGGCATCAAGAATGGAAAGAGAGTCCGGCAACGGATGAAGTATGCGCCAAGACTATGGGTGCATGGAAAAGGTGAAACAGATTGGAAGTCCCTTGAAGGGACTTCTGTCCATGAGGTTAAGTTTGCAAGCATTTCAGAATGTAGAGACTTCATTAAACAATATGAACATGTAGAAAACTTCCCAATATATGGGTTGACTCGCTATGATGCTACTTTCATTTCAGACTATTTCTCCCACGATTTTGATTGGGATATCTCAGATTTATGCATCGCATATCTCGATATCGAAGTAGGATCAGAGAATGGATTCCCAGAACCGTCTCTAGCAAACGAAGAGATTACTGCTATTACGGTATACCTTAATAAAACATATTATGTCTTTGGGTGTGGTGAATACACTCCGAAGAGAGATGATGTTGTGTATCAAAAATGTAAGAGTGAACGTGTTTTGGTTGAGAGCTTTCTCTCTTTATGGGCGGATCATTATCCGGATATCATAACAGGATGGAATACGAAGTTCTTCGACATCCCATACATTGTGAATAGAATTGCTAGGATTTTCGGGGATGATTCTAAGCAGTCGAAGATGCTATCCCCTTGGGGTAAAATTAAATCCCGTGAAGTCAATTTCATGAATAAAAAGCAGATATGCTATGAGATTGTCGGCATCTCTGATTTAGACTACTATGAATTATATCGAAAGTTTTCTTCAAGTCCCAACCAAGAATCATATCGTCTGGATCATATTTGTAGCGTCGAGTTGGGTGAGAATAAATTAGATTATTCCGATATTGGCAATCTTCATCAGCTTTACCGGCTAGATTATGAAAGATTCATCGATTACAACGTAAAAGACGTAGAACTTATTATCAAACTTGAGGACAAGCTAAAGCTTCTTGAGCTAGTTTTGACTTTGGCTTATGATGCAAAGGTCAATTACGACGATGTTTTTTCTCAGGTGAGAATGTGGGACGTGATCACATACAATGCCCTCAAGCAGAAAAAGATTGCCGTTCCTCCAAAAAAGAATAACTCAAAAAATGAACAATATGTTGGAGCATATGTTAAAGACCCTAAAGTTGGAATGCACAATTGGGTAGCGAGTTTCGACCTCAATAGTTTGTACCCATCTTTGATTCAACAATATAACCTTTCTCCAGAGATGTTAGTCGAAGATCCAGAAGATGAATTACTTCTTCTATTGAAAAATAGAGTAAACGTTGATGCTCTTCTTAATCAAAGTATAGACACCAATGTACTACAAGAAAAGAAAGTCACGATAACTCCAAACTCTCAATTCTTTCGTACAGAGCAGCAGGGATTTTTATCAGAATTGATGGAAAAGATGTACGATGACAGAGCAGAGTACAAACGCAAAGCAATTGAAGCTAAGAAGCTTCTACAAAAGGCAAAGTCTAACGAAGATAGGCGAGAGTTAGAAAAGCAGATTGCAAAATATAATAACATCCAGCTTGCTAAAAAGGTAACTCTTAATTCAGCCTACGGCGCTATTGGAAATGCATACTTTAGGTTCTTTGATATTCGGATTGCAGAAGCGATCACTTTAACTGGACAGCTTGCTATTCGCTGGATTGAAAACAAAATGAATACGTTTTTCAATGACATATTGAAGACAGAAAATCTAGATTTTGTGATAGCATCCGACACAGATTCGATATACTTGAATCTTGGTCCACTGATAGAAAAGACTGTCGATGATACTTCAGATAAAAAGAAAGTCATTCGATACATGAATAAGTTATGTGATCAGATCATTCAACCATATATTGACAAATCATATCAAGAGCTTGCAGAATATATGAATGCCTACTCTCAAAAGATGATTATGAAAAGAGAGGCACTCTCCGACAAAGCAATATGGACGGCTAAGAAAAGATATGTGATCAATGTGTATGATAATGAAGGCGTAGAATATGAGAAGCCACAACTGAAGATCATGGGTCTTGAAGCTATCAAATCATCAACCCCTACAGTGTGTAGAGAAAAGATTAAAGAAGCTTTCATCATTATGATTGAAAAAGATGAGGCATCTTTGGTAAAATTCATCGATGATTTCAGAAGAAGCTTTAAGACATATTCACCGGAAGATGTTGCGTTTCCACGCGGAGTCAGTGATATTGGAAAATATCAAGATAAAACTACCATCTTTGGGAAGGGCACACCGATACACGTTAAAGGGTCTTTAGTGTACAATCATTTTCTTAAAGAAAAGAAACTGACTAAACAGTATGAATCTATCAAGGATGGTGACAAGATAAAGTTCATGTATGTGAGGGAACCAAATCCAGTACAGAGTAGGGTCATTGCGTTCCCAAATATTTTACCAAAAGAGTTGCAACTAGATAGTTATCTAGATTATGATATGCAATTCGACAAAGCTTTCCTAGAACCACTCAAGATTGTTATTAATACAATCGGGTGGTCGCATGAAAGACAAAACACACTAGAATCTCTTTTTGAGTGAGGATATGATATGGGTTTATTCGATGATCTTTTGAAAGTAGCCGGTAATGAGTATGCATCTAAAGTTGTTGATGGAATGGAATCTGATGTGGATTCATTTATTGACACAGGTTCATATTCGCTTAATGCTTTATTGTCCGGTAGCATTTATGGTGGTATTCCTGCTAATAAAGTTACTGCTTTGGCGGGAGAAACTAGCACAGGGAAAACATTTTTTGCACTGAATGTAGTCAAGCAGTTTCTTAAAGATAATCCAGATGGAGCAGTTTTTTATTTTGAAACTGAGTCTGCGTTAACTACAGAGCTACTAAAATCAAGAGAAATCGATACGAATCGATTCTATATGATACCAGTTTCCACTATTCAAGAGTTTAGAACTCAGGCGGTAAGAATATTGGACAAATATCTAGAAGCCGATAAAGATGATCGAAAACCAATGTTCATGGTCTTGGATTCTTTGGGAATGCTATCCACTGAAAAAGAAGTTACTGATATTGCAGATGGTGTAGATAAAAGAGACATGACGCGAGCGCAGTTGATTCGTGGTGCTTTTCGCGTTCTAACACTTAAACTCGGTCGAGCAAAAGTTACCATGTTAATTACCAATCACACATACAATGTTGTTGGATCTTACGTCCCAACAACGGAAATGGGTGGCGGTTCCGGTCTAAAATATTCTGCATCCACTATCATTTTTCTAAGCAAAAAGAAAGAAAAGGATGGGACAGATGTTACAGGTAACATAATCACAGCGACACTCCAGAAATCGAGGCTATCAGTAGAAAATAAAAAAGCGCAAACACTTCTCGATTACCATCATGGACTTGACAAATATTATGGGCTTCTAGACATTGCTGAAAAATATGATATTATAAAAAAGGTATCGACTCGATACGAGATGCCTGACGGAACTAAAGTGTTCGGTAAACATATCGCAGAAGAACCTGAAAAATATTACACACCAGAAATCCTCGCTCTGATCGATGAAGCGTGCAAAAAAGAATACCTTTACGGTAAATTTGATGATGTGGTGGATGTTAATGAAGATTGATGTTGTCATAGCAAGATATAAGGAAGATCTATCTTGGATAGAATACTTAAAATACTCCAATTACAAAAACATGACACTTTATGTCTACAATAAATGTGGGACTGAAGATGCGTATGTTAGTAGCGTAGATTGGGCTAAAGTTGTGCAAACTCATCTTCCAAATTTAGGAAGAGAGTCTCATACATATCTCCACCACATTCTAGAACACTATGATGAAAGAGATAAAATAACTATTTTTTTGCAAGGAAATCTATCTGACCATTATTCTTTTTATGGCTTCAGTGATGAATTGCATATGATAGAATCTATGATAGAAGACTGTGTGACAACATCGACGTGTTCAGAAAAGTTTGCAAGAATTTATGATTTTGGAGAATATTCTGCGCACTGGGATTTTAAGGTATCATCCCATAACGGACAAACTTTGGACATTTCTCCATTTAAATATGGAGAATGGTTTGAAAACTATATCGGAAAATATCCCGGAGTGGATAATCTAAAATGGTGGATCGCAGCATGTTTTTGTTGTAGTTCATCCACCATAAGAAAGAGGGATATAAAAGATTATCAATTACTAATTAATAGATTATCAAGTCCCAATCCTGAAGAAGGGCATTTTATGGAAAGATCGTGGTATCAATTTTTTCAAAACGAGGGCATTAGAGTATGAATTGGTTCACTAAAAAAATTGAAGAGATTCAATCGAGAAAAAGGCGAGATACCTATACCGAAGGAAAATATTTCGATATCTATACGGGAGAGGGCATAGACACTCTAGACTGCATTGCTATAGAAATTAAAAAAGGTAAATTTGAAGGTGTGAAGTGCGCGTATACTTCAGTTATGATTACCAAGGATGGTAAATTAGAATACAATATCAGAATCATAGACTCACCAGACATTGATAAAAACATCTTGAGGGCAAACAAAAACTTTGGTAGAATGTGCGGTCAAATTTTGATCGTTATTATCGAAAATGCAATGCAATATGATATTGAGGAAAAAGATGCAGAGTCTGGAGAAAATTATACTGAAGAATTTGTTCAACGAAGAACAATACACCCGAAAAATTCTCCCTTATCTGAAGAGTGATTACTTTTTAGATAGACATGAGAAAATTATATTCGATGAAATCCGAGATTATGTTCTAACATACAACAATTTACCAACATATGAAGCTATCGAGATCATTCTCAGCAAAAAAGAAAATTTGTTTGAGAATGATCTAGTGGAATGTCGTGATATCATCAATGAAATTTTAGAGTCGAAAGAATCTAGTGATCAGGATTGGTTGATCGAACAGACTGAAAAATTTTGTCAAGAGAAAGCCATTCATAATGCAATTCTTGAATCTATTCACATTCTGGAAGATAAGGGCAAAACAAAATCGAAAGGTAGCATCCCACAATTATTGACAGATGCACTATCAGTTTCGTTCGATCCTAACATTGGTCATGATTATATTGATGATTCGGAAAGACGATTCGATTTTTATCACAAAGTGGAAAAGAAAATTCCTTTTGATCTTGAATTTTTCAATAAGATCACCAAAGGAGGTTTGCCACAGAAGACTTTGAATATTGTATTAGCAGGTACAGGCGTTGGCAAATCTCTTTTCATGTGTCATATGGCAGCCGCTTGTTTGTCTCAGAACTACAATGTTTTATACATTACACTCGAAATGGCTGAAGAAAGAATCGCAGAACGAATTGATGCCAATCTTCTAAACGTAAAATTGGACGAGTTGATGGATCTTCCAAAAGATGTTTACGAAAAGAAAATCAATAAACTCAGGCAAAATATCAAAGGAAAACTGATAATAAAGGAATATCCTCCAGTGTCAGCGGGGTCTATTCATTTTCGTAATCTGATGAACGAACTGAATCTGAAAAAGAACTTTCGTCCAGATATCGTATTTGTGGACTACCTTAATTTGTGTGTATCATCTAGATTGAAGCTTGGATCGAATGTTAACTCATATTCATACATTAAATCTATTGCCGAAGAGCTTAGAGGTCTTGCTGTCGAATATAAATTACCTTTGGTCAGTGCAACTCAGACTACTAGAAGCGGATATGGATCGTCTGATCCCGGACTCGAAGACACTTCTGAAAGTTTTGGACTTCCAGCAACTGCTGATTTTATGTTTGCTTTAATCTCCACTGAAGAACTTGAAGGATTGAATCAAGTCATGGTTAAGCAATTGAAGAATAGATATAATGATCCAAGTTCCAATAAAAGATTTGTTATTGGAATAGATCGCTCCAAAATGAAACTTTATGATGCTGAACAATCAGCTCAAAGTCAGATAGCAGATTCTGGTCAATCGGTGCAAAATAAACCATCAATGAACAGTAAATTCGGGACACTGAAAGTATAACTATTAAAAAATAATAAATAGTGATATCACAAACAATAAACAGGTATAGAGAGTTGAAAGGCATGAAAGCAATATTTGTCGTCGGTGGTCCCGGAAGTGGAAAGGATATTATTTTCAAGACCTCACTTGACGATTTTAATCTTCTTGAGATAAACTCAGATAAGATTTACAGAGCTATCATAAATCAAGAAAACCTTTCAGAAATGAAAGGCAATCCCTCTATTATTGTTAATGGTAATGCAGATAACTATAAAAAAATAATGCTGACCAAAAATGTTCTTGAAGCTATTGGCTACGAAACTGCCATGATCTTCGTATACTCATGTAATGATTCGTCAAAACAGAGGTGTAAATCCCAACGAAGTTTTGACGAAGAAAAAAGATCTAGTAAGTATATGAAATCAATGAATAATATGCAGATTTTTAATGAGATATTCAACAAATTTTATCTATTTGATAACAGTGCAGATTTTACGTTGTGCGAAGAATCTGAAAAACGAGAACTTGCTAATTGGTTTGTGGAACTAAAACAAAATATTGGGCATTTTTTATTTGAATCCAATAAATCAGGAGGCGTCTATGATTCTACATCAAACCGTAGCGGGAGTTCTGAATTCACTGACGAAAATCTTCAGAAGCAAAAAGTCAGAAAAGAAAGAAGAACCAGTGGAGGATGTGGTTGTGGAGGAGACTGTTCCGACTGTTCAGAGCAGTTCACCGAAGCCAAGAAAACCAAGAAAACCAAGAACACCGAAGGTCAAACAACCGGAATAAAGTCTGCTCCACCAATGAACCAATATTTCAATTCTAATATTGGTGCGGTTCCTGCAGGCAGCATTGGACTTACTGCATACAAAACAGAATCGACAATCCATGAAGCAGTAGAATGGCATCTGCAGAATGATGTTTCTTTTGTCGAAAATGTTTTTAGACCCGGAACACCGAAGTTTTTTGAACTGATGACAGAAGCCCGTCGTCTATATCAAGAAGGTGAATATATTCCATATGATGAATATGAACATGATCTGCTAGAAAGTGACATTGGAGAATTCGCAGAATACAATGGAAAGATGGTCCCGTTAGACTATCCATTTATTGTCGAAGGAAAAAAAGACCCAACAGATGGAAAGGGTATAGGCAAACCATTCCGCCAAGGTGGTGGTGGTGCAGTCTATGTCAGAACCAAAGACGGGGTTAAAAAAATCACTTTCAGTAATTCTGGAATGCCTAAAAAGTTTAACGATCCAGAACGTGTAAAAAGTTTTGTTGCAAGGCATAACTGCTTAGGTAATAAAGATAAAACTTCTGCTGCATACTGGGCGTGTCGATGGCCACGCTATTTTTCCAATAGCGGTAAAAAATGGTGGTAGATTATCCGTTTGAGCAAAAAAATATATCTGATAATGTTTTTATCAGAACCTTTGCTAAAGAAAGTGATTCTAGAGATCTTATTTGGCATAGGGACCACAAAACCAGAGAAGTTCAAGTTATCTCTGGTCAGGGTTGGTATCTACAGCTAGACGACCAACTTCCCATCAAAATGAATGTTGATGAAAAATATATCATCGAATCAAAAATGTACCATAGAATTATAAAAGTTGATGGGTGTACTGAACTAAAACTCAAAATAAAGGAACTACCATGAGTAGAGCTGTGTTAAATAGACTATTGGAAAAAATGGATATTTCTAAAGCCAAGATGGGTGATGTCATCAAAGATTTTGAAAAATCGGATGCTCCACAATTCAAAGGCAAAAGTAAAAGCAAGAGAAGAGAAATGGCAATTGCTGCTAAACTTGAATCACAAAGATCTGCAAAAAACGAGGGTTTAAACGTGGAAGAACAACTAAAGAAACTGTATGAAAACAAGGCTAAAATTGAAAAGGAAATTAATCGCCTTAGATACATGGGCGAGAATGTGACGCATAAATCACATCCCTATCTGGTGAAAAATTACAATGATGTGTTGGCTCAAATCAAAGAAGCCAACGAAAAAAAAAAAATGAAAGAATCTGATCCCTGTTGGGATGGTTATGAGATGGTTGGTAAAAAAAAGAAAGACGGAAAAGAAGTTCCGAATTGCGTTCCTAAAAAGTAACGGAGTGTGATATGAGTAACGGGAAAACTTATATAAAGGAAAGGATTAAAGGTCGATTATCTATTCCTGTGACTGATATCAAAACAGAAAAAGACATTCCTAGAATTGCCAAAAAGCATGGTGTTGATATTCAGGATATCGAATATCAATTGAGTCTTGGTAGAGATATTGAACATGAGCATACTGGGAATATGGATGCCGCCACTGACATCGCTCTGGATCATTTGGATGAGTTACCAGATTATTACACTAGACTCAAAAAAATGGAAAAGAACGCAAAATCTGATATGACTGAAGCCAAAACACAACCAGATTCAGTGAAAAAGGCTAAACAACAAGTGAAAACCAATATAAAAAATAAAGTTGAGAAAAAGCCAACAAAACAAAAACAGGTAAAAGAAAAGCCTTCCAATGAAGACGAAAAGCCAAAAAAGTATTCTGCCACTGATACGAAAGACACGATAAAAAGAAAATATCTTGGCACAATGAAAGGGCGAACACAAACGGGTAAGAAAGCACATCAAATTACTATCGATCCTGTTATAGATACACAAAATAGCGGGTACTACAAATGACGATAGATGATATGCACGATCATGCAGTATATGACCACAACGCAGAAATTGATCAGGCTAATCAAAGGCTAAATCGTGTCAGTAATAATGTATATTCCTCTTATCATGAAGCTCTTAAAGAAGTATCAAAGGTTCTTGCTCTGTATGGATTAATTTTGAATCATGATGATGTCTCATCGATAGACCAAGAATTGATCTATAAAATAGAACAAAGAAAATCGGAAGAAACTCCAGAAGAGGAATCTTATTATTTATACATAGCCATAAGCCACTTCGTCACCACTGAAATCTATGCACAGATTATCAGTCACGAAGAGTTGAATGATGTTATTGAAGAAACCAAACCCTTGGAATATGAAGGAGATAAAATTCTTCCATCAATTCAGCCAATTTCAAATTTTCTAAGGCAAACACGAAGATCATCTGATTTCTGATGTTTGATGACTTGACAGATGATAACTTCATGATATATGCTATGAAGGCTTACACAACACCAAACTGCGTGATGAGTGAGTTTCAAGATGACATGAATAGAATTCAGTACATAAAGAGACTGATAACAAAATTCAATTCAGGTGGAGAGCTGAAAGAACGACTTATCATGAATCATATTATAATAATATATAATGTTTTTGGTGTCGAAGCTGCCACTCGAATTATTTTCTATAAGTTGGACTCTACAGAATATATGATAATAAAGCCATTTCTATTATACTTAAATTATCTGCCCAAGGTAGTTAGGGGAATAAAAGGTGAGGATATCATAACCAGCAACATTCCGATGGATTTAAGGGTAGTAAGATGTCTAAGAAACATGAAGTAGAAGAACATAAGTATTGCGGAACTCCGTTGTGTTGTGGAAAATGTCTAGATGAAGAAGCGCCAGCCAATTCCGTTGGGACTGGTGGTTATACTACGCAATCTGACTCAACAGGACCAGTAGCAGGATACGATCCTGTTATTAAGTTCAAAGGAAAAATTGAAAAGCGTATCCGTGCCAAAGTCAAGATGAGGAAGCAAATAAAGTGATTTTTAATATTGATGATTTATACTATGTTGCGCCTAATGCAAAAAAAAGCACATACGACGTAGAAACTATGTGCTTTGAAATTGAAGAAGTGTTTAATGAACAAAAAAATTATTTTAGAGATCTTTCGACAAAAAAACGAAGAGCTGCATTTTTGTCTCAGTGTGCTTATGAGTCAATGCAATTTCGTAGGCTGTCAGAGAATTTAAATTATTCTGAAAACGGTCTTTTGACAGTATTTCCTAAATACTTCAATAAGGGTATGGCTAAACTTTATGCAAGAAACCCTCAAAAAATTGCGAACAAAGTTTACTCCAATAGGTTGGGGAACGGGTCTGAGTCTAGCGGGGATGGCTGGAAATATAGAGGCAGAGGGCTAATACAACTGACGGGTAAATATAATTATAGAAAATGCTCGGAATATCTTGGTGTTGATTTAGTTCAGTCACCAGAGTTTTTAGAAACTCCAAAAGGGGCAGTGTATTCAGCATATTGGTTTTGGTTCAGTAGACCCAGTTTAAATATTTATGCTGATCAAGATAACATAGAAGGCGTCACTTTGATCGTCAACGGAAGTCTTCGTGGGATAGAAGAAAGAAAAAGGTTATTTTACCTAGCATTAGAGATTCTGACATGAAAAAATTTTTCAGAAATATTTTAACCTTATCAAGCCAATTTCTAAACGTCATCCTCGGTGGCGATCCGGATATGTCAGTTTCATGCAGAGCTTATGTATATTCTAGGCTTTACGGTGGAAAATGGAGATTGGCAGAGAAAATGATAAATAAAATATTCTTTGATCCTTACCACTGTAAGGAAGCGTTTATACGAGATGTTGAATATGCTAAAAAGATCATGTATTATGTGAGAATGATAGAGTGAACAATCTACAGACCATACTCATAATTTTTTTAGCTATAATACTTACATTTCTCTCGACATTTTTTTATGTAAAACGTCTAGGTCAAAAAGAGTATGAAGCTAAATACAATGAGGTCGTAAGCAATAACTTGCTCAGAATAAAAGAACTTGAACTGTCTCTTGAAAAAGAACAACAAAATATTAAAATTAAAGTGGTTACAGAGTATGTTGATAAAATCAGTGTTGTCAAAGAAAAAGAGTATATTTACGTCGATAGAGTTAAAGAAGTCGTTCCTGATGATATTATGCTTCCTGTCGGTTGGGTGCAGTTGCATGACGCCGCCGCAACCGGAATTGATAGTTATCGGTCCACCGAAACTGTTGATGGAAGAACCGAAGGAATTAGAGCCTCTGACGCAATCGAAAGAGTAATACACAATTATTCTATCTGTGAACAGAATAGACAGCAACTGATCTCTCTACAAAAATGGATCAATGACACTATAGAATCTGCGGAAAAAAACTAACATGGCGGAGAATATCGTGTCTACAGAACTAGAGAGTAAAGTCAATAATCTTCAAGTTGAAGTTTCTGCACTAAAGCAGAAAGTTGAATTCACTAATATTTTTTATGGTAAACTTGACACGTCTATCAATAGACTTAATACCTTGATGGAAGAGAGGAGAGAAGGTATCAATCAAGATCTTAAAGACGTATATAAGAAAATTGAAGATTTAGAACGACGGCTCGCTATGCAAATGGAAGACATGAAAGAACAATTGACAAAAAATCATGAAGAAGAAAAGAAGAAGTTATCGGATCTCGATAAGTGGCGATGGATGGTTATGGGCGCGTCTGTTGTTGTCGGTTGGTTAATTTCAAAAATGGGGTTTAGTTTTACGTCGCACTAGTGTATAATGAGTGATATTTTATCA